AGTGGCCGGCGTCGTGGTGTTTGTTGTGTAGGCCTTGTTGTCCGGGAACGTGCCTTGCGTGCGCGGTCCGTACTCGATCACACCACCTCGCACCCGGTCGCGGTCAGCGCCGCCGGCGTCACTCCCTACGGTCGCAACGCCAGCAGCGCCGCCGCTCCCCTCGGGGGCCATGTTGTAGAGCCGTGCGTCCTTCTCCCGAATGGGCGCGGTCCACGGCCATGCGGTGGCGACCATGATGTGCTTGCCGGCTGAAAGGCGAACGCCATACGTGACCACGCTGACGCTGTAGCCCAGGGAGCGCAGCTGCGTCAGGTCGAGTTGCTCAATCACGTTGTTGCTGTCGTCGATCCACTGCACCCACGCGCGATCCTGATCCCCTACCCGCGCACGCGCCGCCAGCCGAATACGGCCCTTGCTGGCCAGCTCGGCGACGTAGCGCTGTTCCTGGGTGAGGTCCGCGAGCGGATCAGGCGGCGGTGGCTGGATCGGCACGCTCGGCGCGCCATTGGCAAGCCCTGCCCCTACATGCGCAGGCTTGGCAGTCTGACTGGCCGCTGCAACGGGCTTGCTGGGATCGGAGCGATCCTTGGTGAAGTAGTGCACGAAGAAGTAAATGCCGACCCCACCGACAACGATGAAGATGGCAGCACGCACGGCCATGGCGGCCCACACGTTTTTACCGCCCTCTTCATAGACTTCAGTGTTTTCCGCGCCCGGCGCGTAGCCGTCATACAACGGAAAAATGGCCGGGTCGTACTTGAGCGTCTGACCGCCAACCTTCTCGAATTTGCCCGGCGAGGTCGTGTGGAAATAGGTGACGCGATAGCGGCCCTTCATGCCGATGGCGGTCATCTTCTGGAACGTATTTTTCTTCTCGATACGGGCTTTGACCGCTGAGTGCAGGCGGTTGATCCACTGCGTCATGATGACCGCATCGCCGCCGTTCTGGCCGAGCAACGCCCAGAAATTTTCCACAGCCGGCGCAAGTGGCTTGCGCTCGTTGACGTAGAACTCGTGGACCTCATCAATCACAACCAGCGCATCTTTGAAGTCGTCCGGGATACACCACTTGCCCGACTCATCCTGCTTGCATGCGAACAGCTTCGCCACGTCCTTGGTATCGACCAGCACGAGCAGCTGTTGAACGTCGCTTTCCGCAATGCCCAGGTGCTTGGCGATGCGATCGAAGCGCAGACCATTGAGACGTGCGAACACACGCCGGCCCTTCTTGAGCGCAGGGAGAATGTGATTCTTTACCGCGTCGTAGCTCTTGCCGGCACGCGGCACACCTTCGTTGAAAACGAGCATGTCACCAGATCCCCACAGTCAAAATTCGACGCAACAGATAGAACACCATGGCCGCACCGATCATCACCAGGGCGGGCCCAATCTTGAACACATCCGCGAACCACAGGATCGTGCTGCCGGCGTTACCGAGCATGCCGCCAATGCTCTGCCCCTTCATGAAGTCGGGCATCGGCAACAGCGTCAGCACGTAGAGAATGGCCGACAGCGAATGTTCGAGCCACATCACGAACAGGTCGCCGACGAAATCGACAACCGCTTGCCACACCATCTTGACGGCACGCCACAGCCATGCGGTCAAATCGTTGAACCACCCTGCTTGCATATCGTCGTCCTCAGGTCACAGCGATGCGGAGCGCGGCATATGCGGCAATCGCCAGGATCACCCAGCCCGCCGCACGGAGAAACGCCAGGAAATCGCCGCCACAGTGAAAATTGATCGTCATGGCGTTCCACCACTTGGACGCGCCCAACGAAAACACGGGGCACGATCCGCCAGAGGGAACGGTCATAAAATCGGTAATGCCGCCCACCATCGGCGTAGCGCGCACCTGTGTATTGAATTTGGTCAGCACAGACTCCACGGTCTTGCCGCTTTTCTTGTAAAGCTCTGACATGGGCGCACCCTCACCGCCTTCACCATCGCCGGGAGTGGTGCCATCGCCGTCACCGGGCGTGTCGCCATCACCATCTCCGTCTCCATCTCCGTCTCCGTCTCCGTCACCGTCACCGTCACCGTCACCACCGCCATCGCTTCCACCATCGCTACCACCGTCACCACCACCATCGCTACCACCATCGCTACCACCATCGCTACCGCCATCGCTACCGCCATCGCCATCGCCATCGCCATCGCCATCGCCACCATCGCCACCATCATCAATAGGAGGCGCAGCGTCATCGGTAGTGCATGTAGCGCCGCTAGGCGTATAGCTATAGCCCTTCGGGTTGCCGGGATCGACAGCATACGTGTAGTAGCAGCCATCGTTGCAAACGTCAGATGGTGTAGGCGCGGTGGGGTTGGTCCACCCACTTTGCGCAGGACGCTTAGCGCAGGTTGAAGCCTCGGGAAATTGTGCGCTACCGGTACCAATATCCAACTCATAGCCAATGCCGCATGTGTTGCCTGGATAGGTCATGCGCTGCGTAAAGCCGGGACCACTGGCAACGGCACGAACGGACTTCATTGCGCACTTTGCAAGATCAGCAGGCACCGGAAATGACGAGACCTTCGCAAACGCCTCGCCCTGGTCCGCACAACTCCAATCACCGTTATGCGATGAAGTCGGCGCTTCAAGTTGCACGCATGCGGCGGTGACACGCGACGAAAAAAACAGCGCAGCCAGACAGAGTGCGACGACGACAATGTATCTCACACATCCAACCCCTTGACGCCTGCCCAACCGCAGAGCGCGCCCATGAATCCACAGAACAACAGAACGATCATCGCCCTACCCCTGAAAGAGAGAGGGCGACACCGCAGCGCCGCCCTGCCCTCACCACCATTAACCGAAGAAGCTTGCGACCTTCTTGGCACCCCACTTGGTGAAGCCCACCAAGGCAATGATTGCGGCCGCTGCGATCATCGCGGTTGCAGCTTCAGCACCGCTCACGCCAGTCAGAATGTCACCCATGTTGTCTCTCCTATTTCATTGATTGATTGATTTACCGGTCGTTGAACATGCCCGCGACGCTGCCGGCGAGGCGTCCCAGGACGAACCACACGATCACAAGGCCACAACAGCCGGTGGACCACGCCACGGCGTCCTCCTTGCTGGGCATTGCGAACGCTTCTTGCACCAGCGCATACACGCTGTATTCGCTACCCGTGACCAGCACGTAGCCGCTGCACTCGCCGACCGATTGACCGGTGGGCACCAACGTGCCATCCGCTTGCAGGGCTACGCACATGGCCATGGGTTAGGCCGCTGCGCGTGCAGGCGCTTTGACAACGCGCAACGCATGGAACTTGCTGAAATTGATCGCACCCTTGTTGACCGTCACCATGGCTTCAACATCAAGCTCGTATTCACCGGGCTGATAGGCGGCTTGGCCCTTCTCCAAACGAACGTCGAGCGGATACGCGAAGCCGCCCGCTTCCAGCTTGGCTTTCTGCTTGCGCGTGGTGTATTCCCGGTCCTTGCCCTCGTCGTCCTTGAACGTACCACCACGCTCATCGACTTCGACACTCAGCACAGTCACTTTGATTCCGCTCATGGTGTAACCCCTTCTAAGGTTTGATTGACGCCCGCGATTTCGGGCCATTGATTGGCTACGTCTGCTGTTGCCCACGCCGGTAGCCGATGCGACGTGCAGGTGCTAATGACGGCATGCAACGCGTCGGGCGTCGGGCATTGCCGCAAAATGAAATTGAGGGTTGCGCCGTATTGGCGCTTGAGGTGCCGGCGCGCACTTTTCCAAGTGGCATCAACGGCAGCTTTGGTGATATCGATCCGCGTGGCGACGCAGTGCAGGAACTTCAAAACCGGGTACGCGCCGAGCAGATAACCAGCCGGATCACGCAGCAGATCGAGCGGCAATTCCTTGCGATTGGTGGCCCGGAACTGCGCCTCATAGCGCACCCATTCGGACGCCTTGTCACCCTGCTCCCTGCCCTTCTCGTACACGCGCAGCTGCTTTTCTGACTTCTTCCCGCCGACATAAAAGGTCTTGCCGTCACCGCTGTCATGATCGTCAACGGTCTGCGCTTTGGGACGCTGGCCGCGATTGTCGAACTCGCCCGATGCGTACCAGCTTTGCGCCAGTTTCAGCGGGTATTTGCCCAACAGGTCATCGGCGGCAACGTCAATACGGGTCAATCTCCCAGCGCAGCTTTCGAGCTTCGCTCGAAGCTCCAGCCACCGCTTCGCATGGCCGCAGCGCGCTGCGCTCACCACTCCACACCCTGTACCGGTCAACTCGATACGCGCGGTGTACGTGCCATCGGCACGGCGGCAGTTTTCCCCGCCTAACTCGATCAGCCCCACATGCTGACCATCGCGATCAGTGATGCGCACGCGCCAAGTGTAGAAGCGCCCAGGGCCTGCCGTTTCGTCGAGTTCCAGACCCAGGCCGGCGAAGAACCAGCAGAACACCTGCAATGCAACCGCACGGGCGTTGGCGGCAGTAACGTCCATCCATTCGCGGACCTCTTCGGGATCGTCGTTGACGAACACGCCGGCTTCGCCGAGAACGGCGCGAAGATCTACAGAGGCGGAAAACCAGTCAATACCGACCGTCAGGGTTCCATCGGCGTTCCTGAATTCACTGACTCCCCTGTTAGACGAGGGGAGTCCCGACACCGCGAGCGATCCATCAGCCATGAGCGTAGAACTCCACAGCAGCGGCTTCACAGGCCAGAGCAGCACGGCGCGAGGCGTACTCGCTCTGCTCTACCAGCCGGCCAGCAACGCGCACGGTCAGGCGGAAGCGCCGAGTGCGACGGCCACCGATCACGGTGTGGTAGGTGTCGATATGCGAGACGACAGAGGCGGTCATGGAGTGAGCTCCATTTGGCAATCGGCGCTGGAAACAATCGCGCGGCGCTGACTCAGCGGCGCACCATGCTCCAAGACGCTTTCGATGAT